CTATCGCGCTCCGTTTGGTCGACCGGATTTCGCATGCCGCGGTCGAGCGCGTCGCGCAATGCTTTTGACCCGCGATAGATCCCCGGAGCGCCGCCACGGGACGGGCCCACGACGTCGAGGTGGATCCAGTTCGGGCCCATGTAACTCTGTTCCGCGCCGCCGCCCTTGACGCCTGCGCGGCCGGCGGCCTCGACGAAATCGAGCGCCCGCTTGTCCGTGTGCGGAACGACGTTGCCCTTTTCGTCGACGAGATCGAAATCAGCGGCGTCGCCGTAATCGTGCCGATGCGAGCCCGTGCGGTTCGGGCCGCTTCCCGGTTGCCCGCCGGATTTGACCCGCACCGTGAGGCCGGTCATCGCGGAGGCGTATTCAAGCGCGCCCCGCAGTGCCGCGCTAATCGGTTGCCTGCGCATCCGAGCCTCGCGAGCCTGATCCTCGATCACGCGGCCGGTGCCGCCACTCTGCCCGCCTTGATCCCCGGGCGTACGTTCGTTACCCGGGCCCCGCACCGCGCGTTGAATGTCTGAAATCTGCATTTGCCGCGGGCCGTCGCCTGTCGTTGGCCCGTGCAATGTTTTCAACTTCCCGCGCACGCCCGCCGGCCATTGTGCATTCGTCCGGTTCGGATCGTTGCTCGCCCCGGGCGGGGCCCAAACTCTTCCGAGCTTGTCTATATCGCCACCGGCCTCTTTATAACGCCGGCCCGCCGAGCGCGCGGCGTCGGAAATGCCTTCCTCCGGCGTAGCATAAGTGACATATCGGCCATTCTTGAAAATGCCCGCAGGATTATATTTGGTGCGGGCCATCGGCGAGCGGCCATTGTTCGTCTCGAAAGCAATCATGCTCGCAAAAACCGACGGGGGAATTCCGTTCTTCTGCGCCTCACGCACGATTGTGTCGTATTGGTTGGCAAACACACCTCCGGAGAACATTTTATTGAAGGCGTCGCGGCTCAAATCGTTGCCGCCTTCTTGTCCCGCCGGCGCATTCGAGTCGAGCCCGGGCTGTTGCGCCAACGATTCCGGCGCTTGCCCGGGCGAGGTCGGGATGTTGAACGACGAGGTGAGTTGATCGCCGCCCGCGCTCGTGCCCGTGCCGCCCCCGCCGCCCGCGCCGCCGCCACCTCCCCCACCTCCGCCGCCTCCTCCTCCTCCGCCGCCGCCGCCACCTCCATAGCCCCCGCCTCCGCCGCCAAATCCCCCTCCGCCGCCCGGTGAAAAGCTCGCGAGTTGGAACCCGGGAGGCCGGCCGCCAGTCGCCGCGGGGGCCTCGGTTTGATTTCGGATCCACGCCAGAATGTCACGGATCTCGACGAGGGTGACATTGCCCTCTTGTTCCTTAATGCTGATCTCGCGCAACAGGCCCGGGCCGCCGCCGACCGACCCGGTAAAGCTCATTCGCTTCGCGCCTTGCTCGAATTGCTGTTTGAGTTGATATTCGCCTTCCTCACGTTGCAGCCTCCTAAGCTCGTCCTCCCATGCCTTGCGCTGCGCGTCCGATGGTTTGCCCCCGCTTGGTGACGTCCCCCTGCCGCCGAGCAATTGGTCGAGATCTTTCATTCGGCCTTGTCGCTTTTTGGAATCTTCCTCCGCTCCGCCCGTGCCCGGTATGAGCCGGATAATTTTCAACATCACCTCAAGCACGGTGTTGAGCTTGGGCAACACGAATTCGAGAACGTTATCCTTGACCCGATTCCACAGGTTCGAGGCCGCGGTCGTGAGCTTGATATAATTCTGATTCAATCGCTCTTGCTGTTCGGAGAGTTGTCTCGCCTGTTCCTCGGTTCGCCGATAAACTTCGGGCAACGTGCGCCGCGCCCGATCCCATTGCATTAGAATTTCCGGCGGGATCCCCAACGCCTGCGCGACGTAGCGTTGCACCTTCGGCGAGAATTTCGAGATCTCCCCGACTAACCAGTCCTGCACCTCGACCATGCCCTTGCCTTGCTCGTGGAAAAGCTCACGGGCGCGGGTCGCGAGGCGCGTGGCATTCGGCCCGAACTTTTCGAGCGCCTGATACATTTCCGAGGACACGCCGCGATAGGAATCGAAAATCAATCGCGACATTTGCCCCATGATTTGCTCGGCTTGCTGCCGATTGGTGCCGATGGATTCGAGCACCATGCGCGAGCGACGAATTTGCGATTCGTCGGTTTCGAGCAATCGGATCTTGAGGCTTTCCAATTCTCGATTGGTGCGCACGAGCGCGGCGGTGAGGCCAACCGCGGCCGTAGCGGTGCCGCCAAGGACCGTGGCAAATGCACTAAACGCGCGGCTCGCGGTGCCAACCGACGAGGCCATTTGGCCAGCGGCCGCCGCGGTTTGATTGAGCCCGCGGGTAAGCTCGCCCGACGCCGCGCCCATGGTTTGCAGGGAACGGGTTGTCCCGGTCAACCATTCGGAGATCGAGCGCGACCAACGCGTGACGGATTCGGTAACGCCGGCATATTCCGCGCGTACGCCACCGGATTCGCGGCGGATCTGCCGAAACCCGGTCGCGGTTTCGGAAACAATGGCGTCGACCTTCTGCCGCAACGCCTCGAATTCACCCGTGATTTGCTTTAATCCGGGTGATAGCTCGTCGGTGAGTGTTGCGGTTAGACTCGCGCGTTCGTCGGCCACTAGGCGACATTCCTCATTTCATCGTCGTCATCGTCCATCATATTTTCCTGCCGGAACGACAGGCCGTCCTCGAACGCCCCATCGGCGGAGGCTTGCGCTTTCACCATGCCAATCGGCGCGCGGATATTGATGGCGATGCGCGCGTGCGGCGAGGGATCGGCGGCTGGCGATATGAGATCGGAATCAAATTCCCGATCTTGCGTGGCGCGTTGCACATCAATTGTACGATGCGGCCCGCCCGCCACCTCGACGCCGCCGAGCGGTTGCATATCCGGGCCTTGCGGTTGATATCCGCGCCCCCTTGACGGTGCAATGATCGGCGACAATTGCGGGAGCGTCGGCGCTTCCCACGGCGGCATTTTTTGTTCTGCCCCAACATCACTCGGACGGCCAAGATCCTCGCGGTCGCCTCCCGTCGACGTATCTTGTGTGGCAGCCGCCATTTGCATGTCGCCGCCGACGCCCGCCCGCACAGTTTCCGGCGGAGCTTGCGGGGCCGGTTGCTGTGGGCCCGCCGGCGCTTGTTGCTGCGGTGCCGCCGGCGCTTGCTGCGGGGCCGGTTGCTGCCCGCCGCTCTCCGATTTCTTGGGGCTCGTGCGCGCGGGTTGTCCGCCGCGCGGGAGATTCTTGGGATCGTAACCGTGCTCTTTTCGCGGGCTTATGATCTGACTGCCGCGTTGTCCGGGTTGGCCGCGCCAGCGTTCATAGTGCAAATGCGGGACGCCGTTCGCCGTGCCGCTCGTGCCGATCTTCGTTCCGCCGGTGACCTTGTCGCCGACTTTGAAATAGCGATCCCGCATATGCAGCATACGGGTAAAGGTGCCGTCGGCATGCTGGATCGTCATCGTCGGTTGCCCGAAATTATCGGTGCCGGTTTTGACGACCGTGCCATCCTTCGGCGCAAATACGGGCGACCCGATCGGGGCCATGATATCGTCGCCTTGATGGCGACCCGCGCCCATGCTCGCGCTCGTGCCGCCGACGCCGCCGCCTAACGAGGTGCCCGTGATCGGGTCATAGAGCGCGCCCTCGCCCCCGGGCCCCGTGATCGGGTTGCTATCATTGCCGCCTTGCGGCGTCGAGGAGTCGCCGCCCCCGCCTCCTCCTCCTCCTCCGCCGCCGCCGCCACCTCCATAGCCCCCGCCTCCGCCGCCTCCGCCCCATCCGCCGGTGCCGCCGCCGCCGCCGAAACCGGCGAGCATGACCTGTGCCCCGCCCGCGCCGCCTTGCTGATTTCGGATCCAATCAAGAATGTCGCGGATCTCGACGAGAGTCTTATTGCCTTCGCTTTCCTTGGTCGAGATCTCACGGAGCGATATCGGTTGCGCGCCCGTGCCCGCGCCCGCCCCCGGGTCGTAGCTCATGCGCCGGCGGAGCTCGTCCCGCCCCTGTTCGCGCAAGAGCTTTTCGAGGAATTGCGGATTCGGCGCAACGTTGCGCTTCGTCCATTCGTCCGGGTTCTCGATAATGCGCCGTTGCCGCTCGATTTCCTCGCGCCGCATTTCCGGCGTCCAATATTTCGAATCCAATTGCCGCAAAACATTTTCCAGAACGAAATTGATTGCCGGATAAAGGTACTCGAAAAACGCGTCACGGATGCGGCGGAACAGATTGTCAAACGCGGTGCCGATGTTCGTCGTCAATTGCTGCATCCGCAAAGCTTCTTTTTCGAGCCGCGCCTCGCGATCTGCGGTTCGCGCGTAAATGTCGGGCAATTGCGCGCGCGCCCTTTCGTGCTGCATCATGATTTCGGGCGCGAGGCCAAGCGATTGCCACATGAAGCGTTGCACGTTCGGGGCCTGCCGCGAGATCTCGCGCGCGAGAGTTTCGATGCCGCCGACCGTACCCTTGCCTTGCTCGTGCACGGCCTTGCGCACGCGTTCGGCGATCTGAATTCCGCCGATCCCGAACTTTTCCAACGCTTGAAACAGATCCGATTGCGTGCCGCGCATCGAGTCGAATATCAGATCCGACATGCGCTCCATCATGCTGCGCGCTTGCTTTTCGTTCATGCCGAGATTTTCGAGCACCATCTGTTCGCGGCGCAGATTGGCGCTCGTCTCGTTTCCCATGCGCATGCGGAAATTGCGTTGCTCTTGCTCGGCCTCCGCGTAATAGCGGCCAAGTCGATAGAACGCATATCCGACCGCTGCGATGGCAGCGGGCACCGCGATAATTCCGGCCGTGATCGCGCCGGCGGTGCCGAGCGCACCGACGCCTGCCATGGCGCGGGTGATCCCGGTCGTGGCGAGCGAGCGGAATGCGACGTTGAGCGGGCCAAGCGCGCGAGAAACGCCGACGACGGATTCGACCGCAACGCGGGTCGCGGTTTGCATGCCGACCTTGACGAGGTCGACGCTTGCCTGTGCCCGTTTGGTTTCAACCTGCCACTTTTCAATGTCGCGCAGGATAACGCGCAGATTTGCCGTCTGCGCGTTGCTCGCTTGATGCATGCGCGAGCGGTAGTTGTCGAACTCGCGGGTGATATCCCGGAGCGAGGCCGACAGGTCATCAGTGAGGCCGATGGTTATATTTATTTTTTCGTCGGCCATCGCTATCCGCCCGCTAGTTTAGCCTGCCACGCTTCCTCGAACCGATCCTTTTCGTCGAGTTGGTCGCAACGGCGAAGATACTTGCCGACCTCGCTGATAGGCTTGTCGAGGAAGATCCCCGGATCGCATCGGAAGCGCATGCCCAAGCGGAAGCAATTCAGAACGATTGCATCCGTGAGCTTTGGGGCGTCCTCCGGGCTTATACGTCCGGGACAAAAAAACCCCAAATCGTGAAGGCCGCGTTTGACCAATCCTTGGAATGCATCATGCGGATGGTGCTCGTCGGAACGCCGGCGAGGTGAGACATCATCGCCGACATGATCGGGGCCTCGAAATGAATCCCGCCCGCGCCCATGGCAACCGGATTGCCGACCCGCTCGATATCGCCGCCGGTCGGTTCCTTGAACGTGAGCTTCATCACCTTTTCGCCGTGGGCGACCACTTCCTTGCGCAGGCGGAGCGTGCATTTGCCCGGTTCCCACGTGACCCATGGTTCCGGAGGCTTGCCGGCGTCCTCCGGGATTTCCTCCGCCTGTGGCACAGGCTCGGCCGGCGGCGGAGGCGGGGCCGCCTGCGGTTGCGGTTGCGCGGCCGCTTGTCCATTGCCCTGCGGCCGCGGTTGCTCTTGCGGGGGCGCGCCCGGAGGCGTGCCAAGCGGTGATTCAACATCAAGGAATGTCATTGTTTTTGCGCCGTGAGGTTAGAGGGAAAATAGTGAAAGCACGCTTTCACTATTACGGAAGGATTTCGTCGCACTGGACTCCCTCGAAGCGGGCCCGGAATTGACCCTCCCGGGCGTTCACTTCAAGGGCAGCGCGACAACACGCTTGCCGCAGAACGAACGTCGTTTCGTTGGCGAGCTCGGCGGTCACCGTGGAGTCCACGATGTTTGCGATGCTTTCAACCGAAAGCCCTTGCAAAGTCGAGAAATCGCCCTCGATATAGGGGACGCGGGGAAGCTCGGAATATCCGTGGACATAATCCTGCCCCGCGATCATTGCCCTTTCAAAGGGTGAGGGTGAGACAGTAAGGTTTCCGCGGAGAGGATATTGGTTCCCGTCGACCTTGAGGTAGGCGATTCCTGCAATGCGTTGCGCCATAGTTGAGTCTCCCTTTCCTTAGAGGAATGTCGTGCAGTCGCGCACGATCCCGACATCGAACGGCAAACGATTGCCCTTCGCTTGATTGAGCGCGGCCGGGACAACGCGCAAATTCCATGGAACGTGCAAACCGCACGACGTCGGGTGGATCAGCGGATAAACGTGATCCACCTCATGCGGCACGCCCGTCCTGCAACTCAAGTCGGCGGCGATGGCGTAAAGCGCCTCGATATGCGCGCTATTCGCCCACGGCGGACAACCGCGTTTCTTGCGGCGCGCATAACGCACCATGTCGCGATTGTTCTTCGCGGCCTTTGCATGCGGGTTGTCGCGCACATAAGCCGCTGCCCGCGTAACCTGCACGGCCGGATCCCTCGCGTACCATTTCCGAAAGCGTTTCTTGCGACACTCGCGGCATTCGGCGGAGAGATAGGCTTTGCCGTCAACTCGTAACGGATTGAAAAATTCCGCCGTGTTCGGGAATGTTTGTTTACATGCCGTGCATTGACCGGGCGGCCGTTCCTTCCGTTTGCTGTTCGGATTGGCCGCCCATTTTTTGGCGTTTCGCGCCGCATTCTTTTTGGCAAGACGCGCCGCCTTCGCTTCCGGAGTTTCCCTTTCCCGAAAGCGGCGCGCCCATTCACGCTTTATTCGTCTAACGTTTTCTTTATCGCGCGGCATTACAACTCCGGATAGCTATAAGATGGCTTGGTCAACTCCACGGGAGTATTGAAGACGAAATTGATTCAATACCGCGAAGATACGTAACTGATTCACAAGATCGGGCGGGTAAAGGACATTCAAACGGTTGGGATCATTTGCATCCCTTTCCACTATTAGGTTTGCCTTGAAGTTATTCGCGTCCTCCACAAGACCTATGAATTCGTCGTCGCGGTATTGCGCCACGAGTTCGGCTTTGACGATCTTCGGTGTGACGATGGCCTGTCCCGCGCCGAACCTCGTCCCGTCGTTGGCGAGTTTATGGCGTGGGAATTTGGTCGTGATGGCGTGGCGTTGATTGCGAATGAGCCTTGCCAGCGTGGCGAGCGTGGTGACGAGCTCGAACGCATCATCGCCAAACCCGTATAGGTTTACTTGATACGTCGTGGTTTCACGGGCGATCATCGGCACGTTATCGGAGAGCGTGCGTTGCGTCGCGACACCCGAGCTCGACAATGCATTGAGCTCGGCGAGGTTGAATCGATGATGGAACGGCGCGGGCTTGATGCCTTCCATGTGCAGGGTTTGCAGCGGGCGGGCCGGATCATTGATCAGCGCGCGCGCGGCCTTCGCGGTATAGGCGGCCGCCACTTCATAGGCCGGCGAAAGCACCTTGGGTTCCATCCCCATGGTCGAGAGGATCTTGCCGTTGCGGGTGAGGCCCCACGTGATCAGGTCGGAATAGGATCCGCGCTTGGCCGCGAACAGATGGCCATAGAGTTGGCGCATCCAGCCCCATCGGCCGGTGTCGGAAAAATCCCACTCCCCTTCCCACGCCAGCAACGACGTGGAATCGGTGTAGCCGCCGAGCGAGACAAATTCATATTCCGTTTCGCCGAGGTTACTGATGACGTTGTCGAAATCCGGCACGCCGACGCCGCCGCTCAACGTGTAACCGGAATAGACCAGCGAGAGGCCGACCGGCAATTGCTCGCCGCCGATGCGCCCGAAATAGCTATCGGTCATCGTGATATCGTTGCCGCTCGTGCCCAACCATTTGCATGTGAGCGTAATGATCGCGGCATTTGCGACCGCCGTGACCGGCAAGTCCTCGTCTTCGTTGATCTCGTCGGCGACCATTGATGCGACCTCGTTCACGGTCGCGGTAGCATAAATATTGGTGCGGACATTCACGCCGGCGATATAGAGATGAATTGTCCCGGCTTCGCTCGGCGGTGTGGCGATCGTGATGGTGCCGTTCGCCGCGGTGCCGCCTTCCGGTTCGGCGACGCCCACCGCCCACACCTCATTCGCGAAATTGTTTCGGTAATAGGCTTTGAGCGAATTGGCGAGCTCGCTACCTCTGCCGAAATAATGGTCGGCGTCCATCTGGCGATTTACGATCACAGGGACGTCGGGGATCGCGACACCCGTTCCGGTGCCGGGGATATCCTCCCATGTCACGGTAAACGATGCATTGGTCCCCGTGCCGCTCGTGCTGACTTGCTGCACTGGATTGACCGGCACCGCGCCGACCGAAACGCTCCCGGGATTGGTGACCGTGACGGTTGCGACCGCGCCCGTTGTGACGGTGTCGACCGTGAGAACGACGCCGTTTCCCAAATCAATCGTATCGGCGGCGGCATAACCGGATCCGCCGGCGGCGACGACCGCGTTTTGCACGCGCTTCGCTTTGACCGACATGGTGCCGACGACCAGCGAACGCATATGCGAGCGCGGATATCCGGCTTTCGAGCCGTCGATCTCAACCCAATAAAGGGGTTGCTTCCAATTTGCGGGGATATCTTGGAACGAGATAGGCATGGGGGTTTCTCCTGCTTATGAGCGAGAATCGTCGTGCCCCCGAATGGGCGACGCGACGACGGATTAGGCGTTAGCGAGAGGTTATTCGGTGGGGCGAGTTTGATCGGCGACGCGACGACGACGCGCTTCGGTTTGCTGTTCGGCCGGCCGCGCTTGTTGTTCGGCCGGTTGCTGTTGCTGTTCCGCCGGCTCGTCTTTCACGAGCTCAACGTCGCCGTCGTTGATACGGCGTTTCGTGAATTGATCGAACGGCCAATGCGAAATGCCGTCCTTATTGAATTTGAAATTCGTCGGCTTGTGGACAAGGTGCTCCCGCACGTTGTCTTTCAAGGCGCGAACCTTGACGGTCGGCACCCTGTTTTCTTCAACGACGCGAGTTTTTGCCATTTGGGATTCCTCCTATGGTGGCGGTTGTGGTCCCCAATCGGGCGGAACAACCGGGCCGCTTGGCAAACCATCGTCCGAGGTGAGGTCATAGACGACCGTGAACGGCTCGCGCTCGTTCGGGTCATACGGCCACGGGTAGGCAACGGTGATATGCATGAGGTCGAGGTGATCGGGCACGTAGGGCGGAAATTCGATGCGATGCGTGAACGTGAGATCCATCTGTAATTCCGCCCACGAGGTTTCGTGCTGTTGTCCGGGCGGGCCGAAATTGAATCGGCGGTTGCCGCCGGTGACGGCCTCGATCTTGAGATGTTGTTGAATCACTCTGCCGCGATAGTCGGTGATCTTCATGAACTCGCCGTCGCACACGCCATAATCCCACCACGCTTGATTCTCGAACAAGCGCATGATGGTCCAGCCGGCGGCGTCAAGATTGTCCTGCGCGACCTTGTTGTCGTTTGACACGACTTGGATCGAGAATCCGAGGCGCGCGGCGCAGGCGAACCGCGGTTGCCCGTGATTGCCCTGCCCGTCCTCGGTGAACCGTTCCTCGATCACGTAACAACCGAGATAGGGCAGGTTCTCCGGTTGCACGGGCCCCTTCATCGGATTGTAAGAAAACAGCTTGACCGATTTGAACGTCGGAACGGCTTTCAAACGATCCACGAACTTGTCGCGGATGATATAGGTCGGCGAGTTTATGTCGGCGTTGTTCATGTGAGGACCGGCATTGCAAAGTCGAGCGCGCCGACAGAGAACCCGATCGCCGCGGCGTCATAGGCGAATAGTTTTGGTTCCTCGAGCCGCTTCAATTGCAGGGTGATTTCGCCGCCGGCGTTGTTGGGCGAGAGATCGGCGATTTCAAAATCGCCGCCGTCGACGTCCTCATGGAACGGGATCCGCACGATATCTTTCTGCCGCGGCAGAATGCCGAACTCGTCCGCCAGAATGTCGAGCTCGATCCGCGCCGACGACACCATGACTTCGGTGAACGCCTCGATATCCATGTCGTTGCTATCGAAGATCCCGCGCGCGTCATACGCGCCCGCGCCCGGAATGCTTGCGAGCGGTTGAATGGTGATCGGCCGCGCGAACAGGTCGAAACACGGCTCATAGACATTTCGTAGAAAATTCACCGCCATGGATATTGACCTTCCCTCTGCCGCCGCGGAATATTCCGGGCATGCGCCGCCGTCCTCTCAGCGTGAGTGTGAAAGCATCAAAGCGCGCATGGATTGCGCGCAAGCGCAGGTCGCGCGCGACTCACCAATCTCGATCGGGCCGTTCGAAAAACCAGACGAAACGGCGATAAAGAACCTTCTCTTGCATGCTCGCGATTTTGGCCGCCGTGACTTGCACCCGCCGGCGGCGTCCGCCGAATGCTCCGCCGCGTCGCCGGCGCACCTCGCGGCCGCCCGCCCACGCGTAGGAGCGCGCGCGCCGTTCGCCTTCCGCGGCCGCTTGCGGCACGAGATTGTCGGCTCGCCACTCGAACAGGGAAATGAGCTTGTCGAGCTCCCACGTGTCGACGGTGATCATGGATTTTTCAAATCCAATGCCGGTAATAATGTTCGAGCACGTTCTTGACCGAATTCCACGTTTGCGTGCTTACGCCCGACGTTGCCGTGGTCGACCCGCTTTGCGTTGGCGAGTGATATTGCACGCGCGCTTGTTTGTGCGCGATCATGCGCACGCCCGTGAGCGACGGCGGGCGTTGCGATGACGTATAGGCTTCGCGCGAGACGGCGGTCACCGCCGCCTTGAGATCGTAGGGGGCCTCGTCGGGCAAGTGGTAACCGCCGGAATAAATCGAGTCGACCACGCCGGCGAAATCGCCATACAGCGTCCCGGTTTTTTCCTCCAACGTCCAATTCGTATCAAGCAAAATGTCGACGCCGTTCAAGGTCAGCACCTCGATATCGGAGAATTTCACCGGCCATTGCGAAAAAAACAATTCCTTCGTGCCGGCCTCGATTTCGAAAAACGTCTCGGTGACTTTCTGATATCCGAATACACGATTGACGAGGCGGGCGACCGCCGCCGACATTTCGGTGTTGATCAGCGCAAGCGTTGCATCTTTCGTCGTGTCGCCCGGGGTCACGGCAAGCAACAATTTGAGCTCGTCGACCGTGACGAGATCAATCGAGTCGGGCTCGATCAGCACGTTCATAATCTGTTTCATCGCGCCGCCTCGTCGTGGAATTTCCGGAACAGCGCACGCAATTCGAGTCGCGGGCCCTCGCTCCCGTTGGTCATGATCGGCGTCGCCGTGTAGTTGGCGGCGTCGATATGCCATGCCCGGATGCTCGCTCCGGGCTCGCCGCGATCGCCGCGGTCGCCTTTGCGCCCCGACGGGCCGACCCGCCATCCCGGCCCCGGGCAGGGCCCCGGATTATTTTGCACCGCAGCGAACCATGAGCCGTTGAGGGTGACGACGCTCAACGCCGGATAATTTTCGGCCGCATCATAGGGCCCACGGATCTCCAATCCCCGTCCCGGTTCGCCCGGTTTGCCATCTGCACCGTCACGTCCATTCGCGCCCGCTGCGGCGACGAGTTGCCAAGTGTCGCTCGATCCATGTCCCGGCTCGGCCGCAGTGTCGGCGATGGCCTGCCAGCATGAGCCCCGGTAAACGACCAATTCATTCGCATAAGTGACGCTCCCGGGTTGCCATTCGCCTTTAACCGCCTTGAGGATTCCCATGGGCCCCTGCGGGCCTTGTGGGCCTTCGGGGCCGCGGCGACCTTGCGGGCCTTCCGGGCCGACGGGCCCGGGGTTGCCTATCGGCCCCTCGGGGCCACGTTCACCCGCGACACCCGCAGGGCCGGATTGACCCGGTTCGCCTTGGACACCTTGCGGACCAATGGGCCCGGGCGAGCCGTCGTTGCCTTGAACACCTTGCGGGCCCGTTTCACCTTGCTTGCCATCGTTGCCTTGCTCCCCTTTTGGGCCCGCCGCTCCGGGCGGGCCCTGTGGTCCTATGGGGCCTTGCGGGCCGGTTTCGCCCATGGGGCCCGGATTTCCGACCGGGCCGACGTCGCCCTGTGGGCCCTGTTGCCCGGATGGCCCCTCTTGCCCCTGCGGGCCGATTTCGCCGACGGGGCCCGCAGGACCGGGAGGACCGTTGGCCCCTTGTGCCCCATCGGCCCCCGCGGGCCCTTGCGGGCCGGCGGGGCCTGCGGGCCCGCTATCGCCGGCGGGACCGCTCGGCCCTTGCGGCCCCTGCGGCCCCGGCTCGCCGTCCTTGACGGTTGCCAGCTTGGCCGACATCTCGACCCGGAGCGCGGCCTTTAACTCACTGATTTCGTTGCGCAGAGTCGACAATGTTTCCCGGGAAACACTTTCGAGCTCACGCATGTGCGCCATCGCTGCGCGCAACTCCGCGGCAAAGATCTCGGTTTCCTTGCGCCATTCGCGGCGCAGTTCCGAAATGACGACGCCGCCAGCCTCGACAAGGCCGTCGTCAAGCTCGTCCTGCATGTTCGCGGCGATCAATTCGCCGTGCCCGTTTAAGGAATTGTTGTCCGAGGGATCGTCCATTGGTCTTGCTCCCGGGTGCGGTCGGCCCCGGTTGTTTCGGGGCGGGCGGAGCGGACGGCGAGGCCGGCGGGATTGTTATTTTTCCCGGCGCACCCGGCGCAGGGATGGCACCCGCAGCACTTAGGGGCACCTGTTGCTGTTGGACCCTAGGCTCGTCTCCGTGCGGAACGTCGTCATAACCTTCTAGATTGCGGGCTTCGTTAGGCGCGAGGATTCCGCCGAGCACGGCCTCTTTTAATGAGGTCATTCGATCCTTGAAGGCGGAGCGCAGCAAGGCGGCCGTGTCGAATTCACAATATTCGTCGGGTTGGCCCTTGAGCTCGAACGTCACGCCAATCGCTTCCTCGACGTGATTCAAACAAAAACCGAGGCCGGTCGAGACCCACAATTGCATAAGCGCTTCGGTCGAGGAAAACGGCGAGCCGCCGAGGCCAAGCACCTGCAACGGGATCCGGAACGCCAAGGCGATATCCTGATCGGTCGCCTTCATGATCTCCGCGAGTTGCGCGTCGCGCGAGGTCATGGTGATCGGATGCGGCTTGAGGCCAGCGGTTAGGATTGGCGTACCGCCTGCGCCCTCGCCGCGGGTTTGCTCGTTCCATCGCTCGCGCGCGGCCGCGACCTGATCCTTGTCGAGGATCTGATCGGTCGACAACACGAACGACGGTTGCGCGCGGTTGAGAAAAAATTTCAATTGCTGTTGCTTCATGGCGTCGCCGGCGCAGATATCCGGCGCGGCCGACAACAGCGGGCTTTCGCCTTTGAGCGGGTCGCGGCCCGTGTGCAAGCGGATATGCAGCACGTCACGGCGGGGCACGAGTTCGAGCGGCCCGAATTCTTCCTCGATTATAACATTGCCGCGTAATTTGTAAAAAACATCGCCGTTCTCGGCGACGCGTGCAGCGCATTGTCGTGGATCCATCAAATGCATCTGTTCGATTTCGAACCGTGAATTGCGGATGCAATAGGCATAGGCGTTGCCGTCGAGATATAAATCGCGGACGGCATTCAACATGAAATCGGAAATTGAATCATATTCATTCGGGTGCCGCAGGATCCGCGACAGGGCCGAGGTCGTGATGCGATCGCGTCCGCCTTTCTTGTTGCTTTTCCAATGGTCGCCCGGGAGCATGGCGACGGTTTGCGAATAGGCCGACACGCACGCCTCGACGATGGCCGAGCGCGCGCCGGCGGGAACCGGGTCATATCCGAGTTGCCACCAATTCCAATATTGGCCGACGTCGTGCGAAAGATATCCGCCCGTGACCGGCAAGAGATAGGGGCCGGGACGATAAGCCCCCTCGGCCGCTTTCGCGGCCGGGGGGACAATCGGAACGGACGTCCGAGCGGTCATTCGCGCCGCGTAGTCGCACGCGTATCATGTGGGGCCGCCGCCGTGGCCTGCCGGGTTTGATAAGTTCCCGGTTTCTTGGCCTCGACGGTACGGCCCGCCCATTTCTCGGCGTGAACATCCGGCCCGCTGCCGTCATCCTCATGTTCGAGAATGTGCTCGCCGAGCTTGGCGCGATCATTCTCGGCTTGTGTCGGGGTCGGCTTGCCTTGTGCGCGCTCGGCATATTGCCGATTGGATTCCTCGACAATTTTCTGATCGGCTTCGAGCCTCGCTTTGATGTTTGCTTGATTGGGATCGTCGGCCATGGGTTGGCCTCCTATGCTAGAGTTTCAGGTGAGCTTAGAACGATTGCGCAACCATTAAGGTTGCGCAACCATTATCACCATGTGATCGCGGAGACGTAGGAAACCATGCCCGTGCGCCGCATGACCCAATTCATCCTTTGGATCATTCGCAGTGCAAGGGTATCAGTTTGCCACAGTGACCTAACCGGAGTCGCCGCAGTGCCCGCACCCGTGCCGCCGACAATCGGCGCGGGATTCGTGTCTTCCTCGTGAATCGTCGCTTGGTCGCTAATGTCAAAAGCGGGGGCTTCTCCGCCGACAGTAACGAAATCCGCCGCGTCGAGTAGGATAACCGTTTTCACGGGCACGGTTCCGGAATCGATGACCGGGATATTGAGCAACGTTCCGCGCGCCAACTCGTCACGGAATGGCATGAGGCCTGTGTTCGGCGGAACGATCATGCTTGCCGAGAGCACGTCGCCCGGGTTCATGAGAAAAACCGGCGAGCGCAGATTGCCCTGTGTCGAGGTAACGAGCGCACCGACGAGATTCTTGATATCGCCGATAATCGCGTTGAAGGCATTGCCGCCGAGCGCCGTCGGGGTTTGACCCGAAACGCCGTTGAGCAAGCCCGCGGGACGAATGGTCGTCGCCGCATTGCTATCGAGCAACACGCTATCGAGCGCGACCGAGGTATCGTCCGAGATAGCTTCACGCAAAAGCCCCTCGATGGCCGGGATAGAGTATTGATCGATCTCCTTTGTCCAGCTCGTGATCACGGCCATCTTTTTCGGAGTTAACACTTGACTCGTGAACGCGCCGCGCCGCACGGGGATCGGCATACCCTCGCCGACGAATGAGCCGGCGATGGTCGGGGTTGCGCTGCGCATCGGGATATTGATGCGACCGGCACGACCGAACGACAATTGCAGGCCCCTCGCCGCGAGCCGCGGATATACACTTTGAGGCTGGAGGAGTCCGAGGTAATCCGCGTTAATTTGCGTCACGAGTTCGGCCGCCCATCCGGTGACTGTCGTCAAGGCCGGATTGACCGCCGCGCGCGTGTGCCAATCAACGACGGCGCGCATCTTGTCGTTATTGTAGGGCTCGTATCCCTTGCAGATTTCCTCCGGCGAGCGATTGAAGATCCGCGCGAGATAGGTCACCACGCCGGTGCGCACGACATAGTCGAGCGGCTTGATTTCTTTCGAACCGGGCGGGGCGAAAAAGCTCTTGCGGCGCTCGCGTTCGGCCTCGCTCACGTCGTGGCCGTTACCGTTGTGATGGCGCACGACCTGCACATTGCTATCGTGGCCGTCGCCATTGCTCGGCGTTGTGTGGCCGGCGAGGTTGCGCTCCGACTCTTCGAGCATGGAGAGAGTCTTTTTCGCCTGCGCGATTTTGCCGTTGAGCGTGGTCGTGGTTTGCATTTGCTCGTCGGTGACGTTGGAATCGTCGAGCCGACCGATATGCTCCCCAAGCTCGTCGGAATATTGGACGAGCCGCTTTTGGATTTCCTGAATTCTAGCAGCAAGGCCGCTCATGGCGGTGCCCTTTCCTGTAGCGTTTGACGATGTGGCGTGCTTGCCATGGGAGGCGTCGGCGGATCGTTTTGGCGTGCTTGCCCGAGTCCTCGACGAAATGAGACGCACCACGTTTCTATTGATGGCGTGCTTGCCGAAAACGAGGTGTTCCGTCTCTTGGGAAATGTGCAGCGACTTGACGACCGCCAATGCGTTCGGGTTGGCGGGGATACTTACGAGCGACGTCTCGACGAGCTCGTGTTTGGTGAACCGTTGCGGCCCGAAAGGATCCTTGTCCTTTTCGTTGAGCGGTTTCGATTCGATCGGCCGGAAACCGACCGACACCGCGCGCAGGATTCCGGCTTGCACGAGCCGGCGGATCTC